TCATAGTTCTACCTCTGGTATGTTTAATCGGTAATGACTCATGGGGTGGTCGGGTCCGGTTCTTGAACCTATCATTGTCGCTATGCGACCGTGTTGATATTTATTCTTTACGAAAGGCAACGAGAAAGGCACGTTATCGACGGGATCGCCGTGTGCCACGTATCTATAGCCGGGTATTCTTCTAATAATGGCGGCGAGTTTTTCGCTACCGGGTCGAGGCTCACCAAAGGTAACTAGCCCCTTAACTATATGCATGCTGTTTAACCATAGGTGCGCAGCGAATAGCGTTGCCATGGCGCCACCTAACGAGTGACCGGTGATATAGACCTCTCGGCGCATCCCTTCACGAATAGCGTATTCGATTGACATCAAGCTTTCGTAAAAACCTCGATGCACATGACCCATTAACCTGACGTTTTTGCGAGGGTAGGCTTTTAAGTTTGTGATCCAGTCTGTTAATGACTCAGAACCACGAAACGCAACCACGCTATATTTATCAAGGTGTTCGACATAAGCTTGCGCGTCAGTTTCAGTATTTTGGTGAGTACAGTTGACATAGGCGGCACTCGCATAACCGGCCAGGTCTTTCGTGTTCATATATCATCAAAGCCAAAAAGGGCCGCAACAATTTCACGTCGGTAACCGCAGTAATCAGCAAAAATGCGAGCAGTATCTTTTGTTTTTCCGTACTCTCTGAATATTGAACCGATTGAGGCTATCTTGCATGTGAAGGTTTTATTTCTCTGTAGTGCCTCGTCCTGTATCTTTGCGCCTTTTTGAATCACTACATCAGTGGTGGTGCTGCATGCAGACAATAAAAAAGCCGCAATCGCGGCCAGTAGTAAATAATGTAATTTCATTGTATTACCTAAATGAAGTTAGTCGGATCGATGTAATTACCTGAGTGATCTTTTATTTCATGATGTATGTGGTTACTAATACCTGGGTATCGGCGCGTTAAATCCTGCACCACGCCGAGCACCATATTATGGTGCGTATCGTCGCCGATACTTAACGACGGGCTCGGCTCGACATAAAAGTATCGAAATCTAAGATCGTCATCATTTGTTATTTCAACATACCGATAGGTGAGGTCGTCGCCGTATGGATAACCAAATTTAGTTATTATGCCGCGCAGTGGGCATAGTAATTGGCTGCCTGGCGCGCAATTTAGATCGATGCCTTTGTGCGTTCTTCCGCCTCTAGGTGCGCCAAAGTTGCCGGATCCATGTTGGTCTGTGCCGCGTACTGGTGGGATAATGAGCATTATTTTTTCATTAATTCATCGATTCGAGAATGTATGCTTTTCATATCCTCGCGAAAGTCTCGCAAGTCATCGCGATAAGTTTCGCCGACTTGTTTTATATCGCCGCGTAGCGCATTAATGGTGTTATTAAATGTACTATCGTCGATATATGCTTTCTCTCGGTTTTCGATATCGTCGACGCGCTTCACTTGCTGGCGTACCGTCCAACCGAAAAGAATTAAGATCGCGTAAAATAGCTCCTTGACCCACTCCCATACTGCATGTATTCCACTAATAGTTGGATCAGTCATATGCTTACCAAGTGACAGCATTAGCAGTTTCTGCATTGCTTGCTGCCTTAATGGCTGAGAGGTTTGCGTGCTTCTTAGACATGGTCGCGCCGAACGACGCCAGCGCATCTGCTAAAACCTGCTGTATATCTTGCGGGTTATGAGATCGCATAGCGTAACCGGTGCCGTCGTCGCACTCGATATCATTAGGCCCGTTTAACGTTGCGGCAATCAGGATCATGATCATAGATTGCTGATCGCTTTTATACGTATGACTTGCGCCGAGTGCGTTAGATGCAAACGATCCCGATAGCTCGGACGCTGCCGCGTTTTCGGTTTCTGACGTTTTGCTGATGCGAGCATTATTAAGCGATCGTGCTGCGTTGTCATATGCGCTCATGACGTTATCGAGATCAGACTGCAAAACACCGCGCAAATGTAACTCGCCTTTTTTCGGCTTGTATAAAATCTTTTCGGGATCGGTTACGCCGGCTTGCTCTGCAATAAATAAAAAGTCGAAGTCGGGATGTACTTGTGCGATTGCTGGTTCCATTATTTAATGACCCTCATGCCTAGATAACAATGATTAGCGAATGAATTGGTACTAAGATTAGATCCACGGCCGTGACCGCATACGGCCGTTAATACGTCGCCCTGAACTACATCGACAGGAACACTAACCGCGATCATGCCCGTGGCGGCTGCGCTGCCTGCGTTAAGCAATGTATTACCACCATTGCCAATAAATGCCGCGCCGTTTTTCCATGTTGTAATCAGTCGATAGGTGCTGTCTGCAATCGGATCAAAGTGAACCGACGAAAATAGCTGAACTTTCGTAACGCCTGCCGGAATAGTGAAACCGTTACTTGAATTGTAATAACTGCCGGTGTCATAGATAACGTTATCGAGATCCATTTCGGTAAAAACGCCAGTCGGCACAGATTGAACGCCCGAGGCGTTAATCAGCGCGCCATTTTCGGCCATTGCCTGCAATGCCTTAAACAACTGCTCGTCGTCGGCCTGATCAAGAGTAATCCCAGCCGCCTCGATAACCTTAACGAGCTCGCGTTGTAACGTATTCATAAACTCGTATTTAACAATCGTCGCGAGCTCGCTTGTGCCTGGTACGCCTGGGCGAAACTCTTTATTACCGTCAGCCGTAGCCGGCGTATCGTCACCAATTTTGTGCATAGTTGTTTAGCTCCCGTATGCAAATAATAATTGTGTGTGCGCCGGTTTGATCCGGTTCATCACGCATTCTAATAACTCATTGCCCCAATAACGCAAACCAGTCTCGACCCCGTCCTCGTCGACGCTAAAATCGTAAATAGTTTCGTCGGGCGCATTAATTCGCCAGTGATAGATCCAACCCTCGGCGAGCGGTTCCTCGACGTTACTGGTTTCTACCTGAAAATATTTTTCTTGAAACTCGGTTATCGTTATTGCAAAACCAAGCGCGGCAGCAACATCGATGTAATATTGTCGGCTTTGGCCGCCCTGGGCGATAAGTTTCGCTGTTGCTGCGACGCGACGCTCTGCGAGCGATTGCTCGCCACTGATGCAAATCTCAGGCAGTCCGAGCACGCGCTCCCACTCGTCGATCAGTTCGCTTGTGGTTCGTGTGTCGGTTTCAGTAAGTAAATCCAACGCGCGCGCATCGAAACGCGCCATTTCATCGGCGAGGGAAAGTATAAAATTGCCAAGCGTCGATCCCTGCTCTGGATTCCACGCGGCACCAGGCGGCAGAAGTAACTCGACCATCTGCTTATAATTACTAGAATCCACTGCTTATAAATCCTGATAGGTAATAGTGCCTAATGTGGGCAACTGGCTCGACGTGTGCGTTACGTTTGCCGTCGGTGTTACGAGCGTGTGATCCGACTCGCCGGCTGCAATACTGATCGCCTCTTGAATACGCGACAGTAATATCGTGCCGCCTGGTTCTGCTTCACGAGTTAGCAGATCGTTAAGCTCGGCAGTTATGGCTGCCTGAACGGTTGTATTGTTCGGATCGATTTTAATGGTCATGTCGATCGGTGCGGAAACCGGCGCGAGCACGGTAACGAATGCCGTAACCTGCCGGCGCTCGTCAATATAGTCGCTAACAAGTTGCACCAGTCCGGCGCTCGGGATACCGTTATTCTCGGTGACAAACCGCACGGCGACCGTGCCGATCCCAAATTCATGCTCGTTAACCCATGCCTTGTCGACGCCCGAAACCTCTTTCGCCCATTTCACATAATCGAAAAATGCGCCGCCGTGCGGCGGCTGGCGTATGCGATCGAGTAGGCGAGCCCGCAAAGCGTCGTCAGTTTCGCGATCCGCGCCGTCACTAAAACCGGTCGACGTTACCGCCGCGCTGTTAATACCTGATATCGGGTTAACGAGCGTCAGGTTAGCACCTGGATCCAGGTCGCCGGCCTCGCCACCATCAACAGCAACCGCCGCAACCGTAGCCGCGCCGCCCGCCGTCGTAATATTAACGTCGGTTTTATACTCGGTGCCGTCACTCGACTGGATCAACGTGCCGACGGGTATTAATATCGAACTGTTACCGGTAAAGTCGACCGAGCCGACAGAACGCGCAGCCGGTAGTCTTGCGATTCCATATATCGAGCACCATCTTTCTAGGTTTTCAGTCTCGGCTGTATCCGGCATGAATTGTTCTGACAGCCATTTTTGATAAGCGTACAGGCCGTGCATTGCGCCCGAGTGCGTCCGACTGATAACGCCCAAAAAACTGCGCCGCGTAGTCGGATCCGCACCTGGTAGGCGAGATCGGATATCTGATCTAACACGATCTATTAGCGTCTGAATGCTTGGCACTGTAAACGGCATTACTGTCGCACCTTGCCGCTAAGAATATCGGCCTTACGCTGTGTATCGATAATGCCTTTCGAAACCATTAGATCGAGCCCGAGCGTCACGCGTGGATCAGTTAGATTGATCTCTTTGCGAGACTCCATGATCTTAATAAACGCGCGTAAATCTTTGCTTTGCTGGTTCGCCGCCTTGCCTTCGATATCGTCGTAAGCATCACCGAGTTCTGAGATAGTAAAAAGATCTTGAAATTGATCCTGTGTAATAACCGCATTAACTGCCGACGGTGCGCGGGTAAATATTGCGCCGTCGTAATTGTCGCCGACGCCTACGTTAAGGCTATCAGCCTCGACTTTCGCGTCGTAACCAGAAAGGCCGGCCATAAATGCCGCGTCGGCCTCGATGAGATCGACCACCTTATTATTTTTAATGAGTGCATAGCGCATTATTCTGCCCACCTTACGATCAGTTTGCCCGAGCCACCGGCACCGCCGGCACCTGACGATCCCGAGTCGGCACTGCCCGAACCGCCGCCGCCGTTGCCTGTGTTCGCCGTGCCCGCTGTTCCTGCCGAGCTAGATCCGACGTTGTTGCCCGCGCTACCGTCAGCGCCATTAGCGTACCCCGAGGCACCGCCGCCGCCACCGCCGCCGCCTGCAACGCCGCCCGCGCCGCCGGTGTATAGGCTTGCGTCTGTGCCGGCCAAGCCGTCTTGATTATTGTCGCGCCCCTGGCCGCCTTTTTTCGGCGCGATTACGTGCCCGCCGTGATCATCACCGATCGCCAATATATTGGCTGATGAATTTTGCGTTCCTGCACCGCCGCCGAGGCCGCCGGCCGCCGTCGCCAATGATCCGAAAGTCGTATCGCCACCATTGCCGCCTGCATTGCCGTCTGTCGTGTCAGTCGATTGACCGGCACCACCGGAACCGCCCGCGCCGATTGTTACCGTAATGCCCGCGCCTGACGTTACAGAAATAGGGATCATAAATAACTCAGCGCCCGATTGACCGCCACCGCCGCCGCCGCGATCTGCCTGGCTTGTTGATGACAAGCGACCCGAACCGCCGCCGCCGCCGCCGCCGATAGCACTAACGAAAACCTCGTCGACTGCCGCCGGTACGGTAAATGTGCCGGAACTGTTAAACGTTTCGCTTTTTAAATTGCCAGCGCCGATAAATTCATTACTAGAAGGCATTTTTTAACCTCTTCATTAGTTAGCGTTTCGGTTGTGTACCCAGCCGTAACCATCAATAAAAACAAAGCGTATTTCGTAGTTTTCAGCCTGGATCACAAAGTCTTGCGCCGCTCCGTTTATGTTGTTGCCGTTACGATCGACCGTCACGTTATTGGTGATAACGCTGCCGCCAACCGCGCGAACGGTTGCCGTATCGCCGTCGTCTGGCGACGTTGGCAGCTTGATTGTTAAGGCACCGCCGGAACTATCGACGGCGGCATGTTCGCCGGCGATCATTTGGTAGTTATTTGTAGTCGTTACGGTATAAGTGAGCGCGAGATCGCGAGCGATCGCTGTGCGTAAATTTGCGAGCGTTATTTTTTTAGTTACACCGCCGACAACGACGGCTATTAGCTCGTTATCGAGTATATCTGTCGCGCTATTGAACTCTGAAATTTTGGACGTTGCTGCCATGTTAGTCGGCCTCGATTAGTGTTGTATCTTCAGTAAATATCGGCGCGCCCGTTTCTTGCCCGATTAATGTCGCGCCAGGATCAACGCTACGAAAAGCGCCGTCTGATCCGAGAAACTGGAAAAAATCAGTTTCGCCGGTAGGTAAATCGATCTGGATACCAAGCGCGAGCACTCCGCGCGCATACCATACGGCGAGCACATCAACGGCAACGGCGTAACCGTCGTCGATAAGGTTTTGCAATGCTTCAACGGCATAGCCTCGCGCGCGCTCTAGTGTTTGGTTTGTCTGCTTTTCACGCCACAATAGCCATAACTTAGATCCGATCTTGTCGCCGTCAATATCCGGCCAGGCGTCGCCCCAAAATCCGCGACGATCCGAGCTCGCGTAAGGCAATGGATCGTCGTCGTCTGCATAGCGATCGGTGAATAGTGAAATAATAACTTTACTTTGTAGCGTGTCGTCAGTTGCTAGATCGCCGCTGATTAATTCCACGTCGCACAGGAAATTGTCGAAATTTAATTTTACGTCGCTCATTAGTCGCTCAGTTTGGCAAAGTCGGATCCGGTCGAAGCGTGCCCGCAAGATGCGAGGTGCCCCTCGCGGCATACGGCGATCCCGTTAATGGTTACGAAGCTCGATCCCTCGGCCATGACTGGCGATCCATGCTCGCCGCTTCCGTGTGATTGCACCGGATCGCCGAGTAATACAATAAGATCGCCGTCGACCGTGCAAAAGTCCTGCCCGCCGTTTAGCTGCGTACCGCCGGCCGTGTCGCTGTCTTTACGTGCTATGCCGTGCATTACGTCGCCTTAATAATTTCTAGCTCTGGCGTCGTTATGGTTATCTTTGTCGGTGTCATGACGATAGACGAGTCGCCGGCTATCATGTGGATCTCTTTATTTCTCTTGAAGTGGATCCGGTGCTGTTCGGCGTTGTTGTCCTCGTCGGTATAGATACAGACCTCGCCTTTTTCGAGATTCTTAACGCGATAGCGGCGATCATCCACGCATATAACGATCGCATGGTTTCGGTTTCCGTTTACGCAGCTATACACCGCCTCGGCCTTATCTTGCGCCCTGGCTGTAAAGCCATAATTCTGGAAATGCTCGACGTTGTCGCGCACCTCACTATTCAGCATGGATACCTGGCACGACTGCATTTTTAACGAGTCGTCGGTGCTCTGGATAATGCCGCGCCCAAACATAAGCCGGACGCGCCGAACTATCGGCGCTAGATATTTATCGATGTTCATAACAATAAGAGATCGAGATCGTCGTCGGGTATTAATGGCTCGACGTCGTAAGCGTCTGGACGCGTTACACGTAACGAGGTTAGCGTGCCGCCGCTTTCGTCTATGCTGTATCGAACAGAGGCGATCAATAGTTTCGCATTTATTCCGTGCACTTTATCGATAACCGTTATTAGCTTGTTTGGCTCCCATAATCCGGCCGAGTTATACCAGTCGTTTACGACGTATTCGAACGACGCAGAACGGCCGATCCTAATGTTTCTCTCCCACTCTGCGCGCTGCTTGCATTGCTTCGAGTCGGCGTTATCCTCGGCGATCGAAATCATAGGGCGATAACGTTTTATATGTGTGTCTTGCGCTACGCCTTTCGGCTCGGCGTTTTGCTCTGGCGTAGTGAAATCGTCGCCGGTGTCGCTTGCCTTAACCGTGTACTCGCTATATCGGCTCGAGTGATCGTAATAGGCCGAGGCGCTTTTAACATTTTCGCCGACTTCGATCGACGCGTTGATCATGTCTTTACCTGCGCGAGTGATAACCAGGCCGCCGCGCCCGTCACTAACGAGTAGGGCGCTACGCATACGTGCCGCCCGCTCGATACACTCGAAAGCTGTCTCGCTTTCCTGTATCTGAAATGTTTTTAACTTTTCGCCGGTATCGATATCGGTTTTAAGAGATACGCCGAAAGGTGTCACGATATCGTTAACAATGCGCTCGAGTTTTTTGCCTGACCATTGCCCCGTTTTAAAGATTGCCGCGCAATCCACGAGGTCGGCGGTTTTGTCTCTGCCGGTGATTGTTAGCGTATGGCCCGACTCTGATAAATTGCTCGATACTGTATCAACGTAACCGGTGATCACAATGTCGCTGTTAATTAGTACCGCGCAACTCGCACCGGGCAGGATCTCACGCGGTACATTTTGACCGGGCCATTTTTCGGTTAAACCTATGCTAAAAGAACCGGCAATTTGCTCGATACCGCGATCGATGTTTACTTGTTGCCAGCCGCCAAATATAGATCCGTCAATCCTTAAAGTGACGTCATGGCGCACGGTTTAAAACCTCGAGCTCGACGCCGCCGGTAATAAATGATGGATGCCGCACACTATTGCGATCGTTAATGATCGAGAATTGTCGAGCGTCACCATATAACCGGTGCGCGATAACAAGATCGGGTAATGTTGCTTTAGGACGAAAACCGACAATTTTAGCCAGATCGGCCCCCCTGGTTGTTATGTCGTCAACTACTGCCGAGCGTAGATCCTGCAAATCATGAAATACATTGATATCGTCGGCGGTATCGGCGAGGTCGTCCAGTTGATCGGCAATGCCGTCGCGTATCGTGATCGCCTCGTCGTAATGCGTAAAGTCGATATTCGCGGCAGCCTCGGCCGCTTTCGATAATGCGCCGCCTTGCACGAAACTTAAAAAACTCGCCTGGTTGTTTTGGTGCTTCGTGCGCGTGTCGGTTGTTTCGTTGATAGCGGGTATATCGATGCCAAACTCTGATATCTTCATCAGCACGTTATACTGTTCGCGCGACTCAGTAACGGCGGCCTCGATGTTATCAATAATATTTAGATATGAGTCAACTACTAATAGCGGGTTAAGCACATCGACAGCGACGTTATCGATAGCCGCGTCAATTGACTCGAACAATACGCTCGATACGTCATCAATGCCGACGCTTGTTAAAAGGTTGCTTTTAATAAACGTCAGATTGTCAGTTAATAGCGTACTCGCCTCGGAAGTCAGAAAAGAGGGCAGGGAGCTAACCGCATAACGCGCCGTTATGTCGTCGATAAACGAGCCGCGCACCTTACTAGCCGCGTCCGATACTTTAAATCCTGTATTGACGCTCGAGTCTGGAAACTTATTTTCCCCTGACTCGATAAAGGTTACGCTAAAAGAGGCGAGGCCGCCCTCGCGATTGCTTTCGCGTGGCCCGCGCGCCGACTGCACGCTCGCATTAACTTGCCCGAGTGTCGGGTGTATTAGTACACCTGGCCCTGGCTTTTCGATTGCCTCGATCAACGCGTCGCGCTGCGTCATGTAATCGTTACCGATTACATAAACCTCTATGGAAAATACTCGCGCCTTTTTGCCAAGATCCTCAATATATGGGATATCGCGCAAGGGGTACTCGTGCACCGCAACGCGACGACCGATCTCGGTTTCGTTTGTTTCGAATTGAAACTCAACGCCACGAAACGATCCTTTTTGTAGTCGCTCTTTCCACATATTACATTGCCATGCCTAGCATACGGCCGTTATCGATTTCTATGTCCATCGTTTTGTCGGCCTCGATTTTGCTCGTTTTAATCCTGTCGTCGGTTACTTTCAGCTCGACCTGTGCGCGGCTTTTAACTTCGCTTTGCTGCACTCCTGGCGTTACCGGTGCGGTTGTTCGTGCAACGGGGTTGTTATTACTGCCGCCAACAAAACGCGACACGAGGCCGCCGACAGCGTTCGCGCCCTTGATCAATAAACCGAGCGGCGATATCGAGAGTATTTTTTTAATCCAGTCGATCCCGTCTTGAAAGGTGATCTTTACCGCCTCCCACACGTCCGAGAAAAAGGTTTTGATCGGTTCCCAATTTTTATATATCAGGTACGCCGCACCGGCGACGGCCGCAATAGCGGCCATTATCCAGCCGACAGGCGTAGCCATTAAGGCGACGCCCAGGGCGATCACCGATTTTGTGGCTGCGGCCAGGCTTAAGAGTAGCGGGCCCATAACGATCGCGGCAACGCCTGCGATTACTGGTTTCCATGATCCGAACGTATCGCGTAGAAATACAGCGCCGTCGCGTACTGCGCGAAGCATAGGCGCGACGTCGTTTTTCAGTACTTTAAAGAAAGCGCTAAAACCAGCAACCAAACGACTACCAACCATCTCGGCCAATCGTTTTAACTCACCACTGGCGGCCATTGCATTGATGCGCTGAAGTAAACCAGCCAAGCGACCTTTTAGTACATCAAACACGCCATTGTTCATCACCATATTGGCAAAGCGTGTCCACTGGTCGGACAGGTTAGACATCATACCGCCCCAGGTTTTGCTTAGCTCATCTGCAGCACCGCCGAATTTCTTCTGCCATATATCGAGGATCGTCGTCTGCAATAGCGCCTTATTGTTTTTATCGACAATCTTCCTGATTGTCTTACCATCTTCCTGAAATGTGAGGATCGTCTTTTTGCCCACAGTATTGGCAGTAATACCTAGATCCTTTAGTCGCTCGAAACCACCACCAGAGACCGCATCTTTTAAAGCTTCGACTGGCTGCTCAATATTTTTACCCATCGCTGCCGCCGTATCGCCAAGTGTTTTCATCATGCCATTCATGGGATCGAGACCGAAAACCCTTAGCTTGACGAAACCATCGACCACCTCGGCCAACTCGAAAGGTGTTTTTGCGGTAAAGTTACTTACCCAGTCCATTGAACGCCTGGCACCCTCACTGCTACCTTCCACCGTTTTTAGCACAGTCTCGAAGCGTTCGAACTCGGCCGCCGTATCAATAAAAGATCGCTTGAAGGCAAACGCAATACCGCCGCCCGCGAGAGCAATGCCGCCCATTGTGCGAGTTACTTGCGCGCCTAAATTTGAAAATGCCCGACCAACGCGACGGATCGATCTCGCAACACGCGGAAAACCTAGCTGGCTATTAAGCGCACGTAACTGGTTTTTTACGTTGCGTACTGGCGCGGTCATGCGTTCGATATTCTGCGTAACCTTGCGTATATGCCTGGTCGCATCATCGATCGCTCTGATGCGAAATTGCGCCTTACTCTCTCTCGTTGCCATATAGTCTTACTGCCTGTGCGTGATAGATCATAATGTCGTCGATATCCATATCGAAAAACTCAGAAGGCGGCACGCCTAGCCGACAAAGATCGCCGGCTATGTCTTGCCAGTTGGTCGGAATGCGTCTAAAAAAGGGCCGACGACCTCCACGATCGCGGCCACGTCTTGCGATTCGAGATCGTTCATGCTCGACGGCGGTATGCCTGCCAAATGGGCCGCGAAATCGAGTATTAACTCGAAAGGCCGATCGACCGAGTTACCCGTTATTTTTTTAAAATCTTTTCCTTTCGGGCTGCGAATAACGAGCTCGTTAATATCATCGTCGTGCGCCTTGATAGGCGCGCTGAGTTTGATCTTGATAGGTTCGCTCATTACTGCACCTCGTCGGCGCTTGGGCCTTCAAAGCGTACCGGAACAGTCGCTTCGTCTGACTGTGCCGTACCTTCACCCGCAAAATAAGCGTCGCGCAAAGTAACCACTTTGCCGTTCGCTAATTCAAGCGTGATCGTTGTATCTTCCAGCGCATAAAGCTGTTTCAGATCAAGATCGTTGCGGTCGGTAATCTCACCCTCGATATAGGCAAGCTGCGGCATTTCTTTATAACCATGAAAGCCGTCAGATCCGACCATACCCTCGCGTTTTGGTACGCCCATATTGTAAGAAAACGATCCTTTTGCATCGTACTGTACGCCGTTAACCTTAAAAAAGATTATACCGGCTCGTCTTTTTTCTGGCATTTTCTATGCTCCTATATTAAAGGCGAAATTCGATTTGTGCCGCCACTACGCGCAACTGATTAATTAAGTCGGGCGGCAGCAAGAAGTCGAGGCGGTTCGGATCGATGCCGTTACGCTCGACGACGATATCGGCTTTAAACTGATCGAAGTTTTCAACCAGGCCGATTTCCTCCCACTGCCGAAACAGGTTAAAGCACTCGCCCTTAGCTGTTTTCGGCGTCAGAATTGCCTGACCTGCACCATAACGTGTACCGTCGTCGCCGAGTTTATGGCGTGGATAGCGCGAGCTAAAACGCGCGCGGAATGTGTAACGCAAGTAACCAAGCGTTAGCAGTGTATTAACGTCGAAATAAGACTCGTCGCGCACCGCCTGATCGTTAAGGTTGTACGTCGTCACCAGGCGCTCGATATGCGCCGTGCCGCCGGCGTCGACCGTGTAGGTACTAATACCGTCAAGTAATAGCAGGTTTCGCTCGGCCTGCGTCCATTTAGCAGTTAATGCGGGCGGCAGAAAGCCGACCAGATCCAACGTCTGGAAAGGGCGCGCCGGATCAATGTTGCCATAGTATGCCGCAACGCCTGAGACAATCGCAGCAAGCTCGTGCGGCGGTGTCGGGCTCGCATTCGCGCCCATAATAGAAAGGTGCGGATTATTGCGCGAGTCGCCAAGCGTTGTCATAGTGCCCTGGCTGCCTGCCGCGCCTGCGAAGGCGTGACCCTCGATAGGGCGCAACGGCCCCCAGCGATCGGATAACTCGGTTTCGAGTAACGTCAGGTTAGCCGCGTCGGTGTATGGCATGGCAATAACGTTATACCACTCGTCACCCATTGCCGTGACAACCCCGGCAAAGTCGGGGTTTGTCGCGCCGCTTGCCATTGCTGTGACCGCAACAGTAATGCCGGCGGGCAATTCTTCGCCCTGGTAATAGTTAACACGCAAGTCGATATCGTTACCGTTTTCGCCTTTATGGCGCGCGGTAATGTCGGCCTCGTCTGCGTTAGTGCCATTTACTGCGGCCGTTACTGGTAGATCCAGATCGGCAGTAATTGCGGCGACAATCGCGGCGGCGACAGCGTCTTGATCGTCGGATGCGGCGACGGCGACTTTAACGGCGCGGCCTGCAACGTATAGATTAAACGTGCCGGCGGCGGTAGCCGTGCCGGTAATAGTTAACTTTCCGGTTGCGGCTACGCCAGCGCCGGCGTCGTCGAGTGCAATGCACCAGGTTTCTGTAAAATTATTATTCTTTTTGTACTGCTCGACCATGTGCGCCAACATCGAGGCGCGGCCGAAATATTCGATCGCCTGGTTTGCTGTTGTTACCTTAGTCGGTACAAGCTCGGCGACTGTTCCAGCTGCTAAACGCTGGCCGACGATCAAAACTTTGTAAGGTAAGCCCGCAAGACCGCGTATGGCTTGCGAGTTATCAAACTCGACATATACGCCAGGTGTTTTCAGGTTTACCGGTATGCTGTTGAAGCTGATAGGCATTTTATATCCCTCCGGTTAAAAAACTATTTCGATTTCTTGCCGGCTTTCTTGCCGACAATTACGATAATTACGTCGCCGTCAATAATGCGACGACGCCAATATGTATTGTTTTCGATGCTTGCCCCCTCGGCTGGTAATACGCTGCCGTCAGGTGCGCGCACCTTTAACCCTTCGCGAGGGCGAATAAATGTTTTCATAATCTGGATCCTTGCTATTGTGGAATGTCTACATCGTCAGACGCTTCGATCTCGCCGTCTGGGTTGGCCGCATCAAAGTCGCCATGCACGCGTAAAAAGTCGCGATTCTCGACAGGGCCGTGATCAGTGTAATAACGACATGAAAACTGAATAGCCGCCTCGACCTCGATGCGTTTGCCGTCGCCGTCGACGTCGGTGATCGTTTCCTCTAGATCGATGTTTTCAACATTGCCGCCAAGCACGCCCGCGAGTTTGTCCTCGCGAATCAATGCGAGCTCGACCTCGTTAGCGAGATCGTCGACAACGCCGACCGAGTCGTTACCCTGGGCGATTGCTTTGATAATGACCGTTAGATCGCGCACATAAGTAAGCGGCGTATCGTTTAACTTTTCAGCAACGCGATCGACTGGCGTGTATACCTCGAGCGCCGGTAAATTAGACTGATTACGCCGGATCGGATAATCGAAAACATTAGCGCCCGCTGCGGTTGCGGCATCAATTAAAGCCTGAACTATGAATTGTCTGATCAATTTTCTTAGTGACTCCGGTAATGATGCTTCGCCGCTAGTAAAGCCGCGTAAAACTACGCCCGCTATTGAGCCAAACGAGCCGAAACCGCGCGTTACAACTTGTGCGGCTGGCATTATGTGGCCCTGGTCATGCTCGTGGGCGAGTTCGCATCGTCAAGCGTCAAGCTAGCCGCCGGCGTGACGCCGTCGAGTTTATTGATTTGGTAAGCCGTGCCGGAAATAGCAAACTCGACAAGTAATTGCTGAATAAAATACAAAATTTGTGGCAGCGTACCGGCCGCACCTTTCGCCGCGTAGCTCTCAGACATGGCGGTAGTTAACACTGCGCTTGCAATCGCTGCCGCTGTCGGATCATTTAGCCCGCCTATGTCCGCAAGTATCTGCGCGATCTGAGTCGAATTAGTATCTATTTCGGCGCGTATGCTTGCCTCATTTCCGGTAAAGGCTCCATCTGTGCCCCGCATATCGGTATTACTTGTGCAGGCATCAACTAGATCAACATTCTGCACAGCGCCGGCGAGGGTGTTGATCGCGCCATTGCTTACGATATCGGTTGCCGCGATATCGTTTAGCGCGGTAATTGCCTTGTCGAGATTGTCGAGGTTTCCTGCACGGCCTGCCGTTATTCGCGTATCGTGCAGCGTGTCTAGTTTCGCGCGATCGGCGCTGGTAAAGTCAACGGCGCTTGTGTCAACGACTTGAGCGGACGAACCATGCAAACGAGCGACCGCGCCCTCGGTTACTGTCCATTCAAAAATTAATTGCTCGATACCGTCGCCGCTTGCGAGCGTGTACGTTACCGAGTAATGCCCGGCCGACTCGAGCGTTACGACGCCGAGATTAGCCGATCGACTTGTGCCGGTTTCGTTTTCTGCGGTAATTGTCGGCGCGCTGTCGGGCGCTTCCATATTTCCAGCTTCGTCATAAATATACAAATGCAATTTAAACGCGGTCGATCCGCTGTCTGGTCGCTCCATCGTGTGCGGCACCATGACGCGCACGCGCGTATTATTCTGGATCGCGGTTACTTCCGAGCTCGCGGCTACATTGCCAGTGATGTTTAGCTTATCCAGGTAGCCGGCGCGCGCTGCTGTCAATCTAGCAATCAGCGTATCAAGCAGGGTTTTCAATGCTCCGAGTCCGTCGGCGCCATTATCGAGATCGTTCTGTACTCCGTCGATCAATAACTTCAACGCGCCGAAACCGTCCGTAGTGTTATCCATGTCGGCCTGTATAGCGGCGATCAGGTTATTTAACGTTGTTCCCGTGTCGGTGAGAATATCAGCGATTTCAGTATCGACTTTAGGGTATACGTCGCCAGTCTGGATCACGTCGTTGCCGAAATTCGCCGGCGTGGTGAATATCACACCAGGCACCGAGATCACTTGTATATCTGCGGTAGAACTCTGCGGTAATACTTGAATCGCGTCGGCGTTTGTTTCTGCCTGCGTCGCGTCGAATTGGTAATAGCCGTCCTCTGTTTCGGTGGGGTTAACGTCGTTTGTCGCGGCTGCCGTGCCGTAGTCTTTTTTTATATTGGCCGTGATATTGGCCGCATCACCTGTTTTTGCCGCGCCGGTTGTAATATCAAACGCAAAGACGACAAATTTTTGACTTGCTACATTTTTCTGCATTTAACCGTTACCTGCTAAAAGGTGATCATAATAATTTCTTGCGTAGAATCCACCGCCGCCGCCTGCCGCTATCAACTCCCAGCACCCAATCGTCGAGCTTGATGCGCGTGTCTGCCCGATGATGTCTGTGGCTGGGCCTGCGTTATTGCCGTTACCATCAAGGTCGCCAGCAGACTTAGCGCGGAAGTCACTTGCGCCCTCAAACTGGTCTGTGTAGGTTACGCTTGACTGATCGTTCGTGCCAATCGTACCGGCTTGCGTTGTTGTCGATGCGTTGTAGGCGCTACCCGTATATGTGCCGCTTTCAAAATCATCGGTTGGTGTTGTATCTGCCGCCAACGAGCAGGTATTTTTAACGACAACTGTGCCGCCTAAATTTTCTAAACCATCACAAGCAGATGAACTAGCGTTTGTTCTGACAATGGTGCAATGGTTTACATATTTAGTGGAAAAACCAATCCTCAACGCATCCCTATCGTCACTATCCTGAATTAACAAGCAATTTTCTATCGTGGCCTGTGCGCTTGAGCCTGACATCTGCCAAAGGTGATTGCCTGCTGTCGTGTGTGTGACGTGAAATATGCAGCCAGAAGTCATACCGTTATCTGCTGACATGCCGCCAACGCCGCCGCGATTACCTGTCGCGACAAGTTGTACCCCTGTCAGCGTGGTATAGGGCGCTGCAAAACTCCAGCCATTACTGAATGTGCCGGTGTACGTGTAATGTGCTGCGCCCGTTGCGTCAGGGTATAGCGCGTCACTAGCGGTAAAGTGGTCGGCTATGCCGTGTCCACTGGCTGCCTGTATAGTAATGTTGTAGGTAGCATCTGTCGTTGGGTTGATTGATGCACCAGACCCAGTTGATACAGTAGCGCCTGAATCATTGTAGACATCGACAGTCCAGTTCTCGGTATCCGTTACTAAGTCATTGGATATACCGACACCAATATCAGCGGCAAATGACGCGAAGTTCGCGTAATTCCTGCCGCCGTCACTACCGATTGTATAAGTCGGCACTGCTTACAACCTCCTATAGCATTTCAAATTCTTGAGTCGATACATTAAATTGCATACGCGACTGGCCCGGAATTGGTACTACTTTATCGCTGATAACCAGTGCCGCCGCTTCGATAGTGGCTACACTATCTGAGACATTAACACCAGACAGGCCGCGCTCCACTTTAAAGCGTCTTTCCTTGATAATATTAAAATCATCGCCTACCTGCTCCACAAGCGGCATTGATAAGTTTACAGGATTGAACTCAGGCTGATTCGGCATTGTAAATTCTTTAATCGGCAGGCCTGTAACTTCAAGCTGTAAGAAGCCGGTATTGTTGTCGATGTTAGTACCCCACGAAAAGCCAGTCGGCTGGTGGTCAACAATGTCACCAATCTCGTTGGTATCTTCTTGCGGATTCGCTTTACGTGCGGTTTTATGGATTAATAGTCTGCTCATATTATTTGCCTCTGATCAAGAAACAAAGCCGGCTTGCTTAAGCGCATACTCGACTTCATGCGGAAAATTCTTACCCCACGCCTCGATCGCGACGTCTTGCATAGCCTGGGCTATAGCGTCCTGGATCATTACATGAGGTATTGAAACTGTGCGTAAAAATGAAACCGGAAAGCGTTTTTTGCTGCGTCGCTTATAGACGCCGGCGCGATCCTGTACGCGTATAACTTGTATAAATGCGCTCGGGATCTCGATGCGCTTACCGTCACGGCCGCGATACGTTACACCGCGCGCCGTTTGTTTCGGTTTTAATTTGTTGATCGGTATTCGTTTGCCGCTGGCCTCGATACTCGCCTCGAGATCTGACCAGGTTGCGCGCTTATCGATCCGCAGATATGGCCGGATCTCTTTTTGCACAATACCGAAATTTTTAGCAATTATTTTTACAGCCTGAGACTGTACGCGACGTATTGTTTTATTTAATGCGCGCGTTGTTGCTTTAGGTAAAACTGAACGCTCGGCAACTGTTAATAACTCTTTTACGTCGTCGACGTTAAAATCGATCTCAAACATTACAGCGTCAAGATCAGTTTTATTTGTCCGGTGCCGTCCGGCTCGATGCCGGTAACGTTATAAGTAACGCCGTCATAAAGCAGGGTATCGCCATGCGATACCCCGCCCGCGTTATCGAGATCCACTTTTAAACAGGTAAACGACGGATCGGTATCTTCGATGCCGATACCGATATCAGCCTCGAGGTATGGCTCCTGATAATACCCGCGTATCGTCGCAGCCTGGCCGCCGCTCGGTGTAAATACTGCATCTTCACCGAGGGCGGTTTTGATCTGATCGTCTACTTTTTTAAATGAGTCTCGAAACGTCATGACGACTCAGTTACTAGGCAACTGTACCGACGCCGATGTTTAGCTTAACCTTGATGTTTTCATCGGTGGTTGCGCCTTTTGATTCCATTGCAACACAACAACCTGATACATCGCCTGTTGCTGGAGTAGCGGCATTATCATCGAACTTTCCAGCAGATGCGTCCCAAATAACTGACTCACCCTGATTGATATCTGCAGCATCAACCTTTGGCAAATTATATACACCATTCATTGCTACAGAACCAGTGGCACCGTTTGCGATATCTTCAAGCGCAACGCCAATCTGCTGGCCTACTACAACAGCCGATCCGACAGTAATGTCTGCGCCGGCAGTGTATTGAATGATATGACCTGTATCTACATAATTATTACTAGGCATTTTAATTTCCTCAAGAATTTGTTGATTGAAAACCGATCCCCATTAGGGGATCGTGTTATCAGAATGCTGATTAAGCGCCGGCGTCTGTAACTGCGCCACGATAATCAGTTGCAGCAACACCGAAATCACCGCGAACCTTGAGCTCCGCACCATCAACGTTCCAGCCTTCCTTCGTTTCGATGTAAGGCTCTTGTACGCCATCAAGGAAAGCGACCTCGATTACTGGTGCATCGTTAGGATCTGCGAACAGGTAACGACGTGTACCTGTCATGCGAGGGGTGTCGATGATGTCATCGAAAAGCCCATTAACGATGTTAGGTTTCTGTAACTTGTTCGCCGTGTCGGGATCATACTGCGCCTCGTTTATAGAGCGCGCCTGACCGCCTAGTGACAACGGTACGAGCAATTTACTAGGCCGAATATCAAGGTATTCATTACCGCCGACATCAGTTTGCTTGGCCATAACAACGCGATCAGCGTCAAGTGCGACCATTGATAAAGCAGCGCCGCCGCCCAGGTTGTTATGATTCGCATGGAATAGTGTGTCGCCGTCCGACATTGTCGGGCCAAGTCCTGAGTTTTCGGCCAGCAGTGAATAAACCGCCGCTTCGATAGTGCGTTTGTACGCACGACCAAGATTAACAGCGAGGTCGACAAGCGCCTGCAGGTCATCGTTAATGATCGCTTCACGAGTGATGGCAATGATATTGCCTTTCGTGGTTGCAGTAATGGTGCCTTTTTCGCCGTCAGGGATGGCTTTGTTTTGGTACTCGCCGTGTTCATTGAGCGTGTCAAGATTACCGATCGAACCAACGCGATAGCGGTTATGTGCACGAAAATCGCTCACAGAGCCAACTTTACAGAATCGCGACCATGTATCGTTTGCAACCATGTAAGCTGCCTGCAGCATCTTATGCATGGTGTTTTCAAGCAGAACAGGGAAGGTCGATGTGGTCTGGAATGCCTGACCAACAACCATGCGTTTATCCATGCCGCTTGTGTTAACGCCATGAGCTTGTAGGCATGAGCGCGCAAGCTCCATCAGGCTCAGGCCACGGAATGGGTTACCTTCCAGAGTTATCTGCTTCTGACTGTGGCCGTTACCACTCATGCGGTTGAAACCTGCGCGGTGCAGAAGGACATCCGTAGATGCCTCAATGCGCTTATCGGTTTCGTCTGCGACTGTATCGATATGCACATCGCCACCTGCACAAGGAACGTGCTTGCTGCCGATTGCGTCCAGGAGTTTTTGTCGTGCATTCTCTACTGAACATGATGAGTCTTTAACGCACGTGTTCATCAGTTCCGTGTGACCTTCATGTGATGAGAAAATATCCATGATTTCGTTAACACGATTCTGATTTTCTTCAGCGCCGGCCTGATGGCCTTCTTCGCGTGCATTGTCGATGTTGACAGTATTGCCGGCATTGGCACCGGCAGACTTGTCAGCTTTTTTCTTAGCTTCGGGCATTTCTGCTCCCTCCGTATTGTCGGCTGGTGCCGATTGGTTTAGTTTTGCGTTGGCTTGTGCCTTCGCGGTATTGAAAAGGGGGTGATTAGTCGGCGCGTTCTTGAATTTACGCAGATCGACTGAGGCTGCTACATCCAGACCTTCGGTAATATTGTCAATAAATCCATGATTAAGAGCCTCCTCGGCACTGAACCACGTTTCTTCGTCCATCATTTCGCTGATTAGCTCGCGCTCTGTACCGGTCTTATTGGAATAGGCCGTGATGAGGCTGCTCTTCATTTTGTCGATAACATCTGCGGTTTTTCGCATGTCATCACTGTCACCGATTGCAACGCCCCACGGGTTATGAATCATAAAGAGGGCTGTTTCTGACATGTGTACAGTATTGCCAGCCATGGCGATCACGCTGGCCATACTGGCCGCTAGTCCATCGATATAGATATCAATGTTTGATTCGTGCCGTTTAAGCGTGTTATAGATCGCAATACCATCAGTCACTGAGCCACCGGGCGAGTTAATACGAACAGAAATATTGCTGATGCCTTCAAATTGCTTCAGATCGTCGATGAAGTCTTTTGCGGTAATTCCCCAAATACCGATCTCCTCATAGATAAGTATTTCGACAGCTCCTTTAGCGATCGCCTTCATCTGATACCAGGTCTTTTTAGTCGGCATTATCTGATTCCTCGTTTTCAGTTGTTTCGCTGTAAAGCGGATAATTTAGATCGTCCAGCTCATCGTTTTCTTTGTCGCGCTTGATCTGATCGTGTACGTCACGCGGGTGCATGCCGCGTTTTCGAATAACCTGACTGCGCGCCTCAACGCCATAACGCATGTTTCTGATGTTCGCCTTGCTTTCACGATCAGGATCTATCCATGGCATGCCGATACCTACATAATCAGCGTTATATAGACTTTTACTATTGACGTTGTTCGGTAATTTAATCTCACCGGATAAAATCGCCATGTCTACAAACCCTTTGTAAATAGGTCTGTAGTAGCAGGCTATGAAATGGCCTCTGAGTATTTCATAAGACCGCCATGACTCGACAAGCTCCTGACGCTGTGATGAATAGGTGCCTTCATAGTGTCTAGCTATATTAGAAAAGCTTGTATCTGTTCCAGCCGCGATAGCTTTCATGTTTACATTACGGAAAGGCTCAATCTGATTAGATGGACGTTCCGGTGAAAGTATTTCTGGCTTTTCACCTGGCAAAAGGTTATCCCACACCATGCCTGGCGCCACAGCGAAGCTGCGCGGCGAGCCCGGTTGCGTGTTCAGGTTATTTCGCATTCCCGCACCGAAACCTTCTGCGGTTTTTGTTATCGCCATGACTTGCGCGGCTGCTATTCTGGCGGCGATTCTTTCGGATTGTTCGTAATCGGATATGTCGTCAATACGATTCATTACAGACGCGAATATTGAAACGCCGCGTCTTTGCCTTACACGCTCTGTAGTTTTTAGGTGTACAAGGTTCTTCGCTTCAATTTCTTTCGTCTGGGTGTCATTTGCGCTGTAGAGATAGCGGTTACCGGGATGATTTTTATAAAGCAAATAAGAAATAACCTGACCCCAGTTGTTAATTTTTACTCCATAGCGGTAGTCCTTTTTTGTTATCTGTGAGTCATCTGGGCACAAATCGGACTCAATCATCTCTAAGCTATACGGAACCAGGGAGGCATGCGACAGACCTCTCACTTCACCAGAAACTTTCTGTGTGAATATTTCACCATCACGAAACCAAGATCTCGCTGCTAGACGTTGGACGCCAGGCCAAGATAATTCGTGTGTAACTTCTGGTTGCCAAGACCATTCATCGAACAATGTTAGAAGCTGCTCGTTAACCTCTGTCGCGAGACTGCCATCATTATTTTTGATCTGCGGATCAGTTAGTATTCCTGTGCCTACCACGTTGTTGACAAGGCATGATAGGACGCCGCGTGCCAGATCATTGTTTTGCTCTAGATCGCGAGCAATCTTTCGTAATGGTCGCGCCGATTGGCCTGTTACTTCTTCGCCGCTCAGATCGTCGCCACGTTTTTTATGCAGACGATTTGGCTTTGCGGCCTCATACGCTCCATAAACTTCACGAGCCTGATGGCGTTTTAGACCCCATCCCGGAAAAACAGAGAATATTGCCTTATCAATTAAGTTCATAGATGGGACTCGCTGAAGTCCGCAAGTGAAACATCATGACCACTGATATTATTGCTCTGAGCTTCTTTCATACGGTTAAGGCGTTCTATCTCGTTCATGCACGTTTCGGGGCTCTGAGGCTTAATGGTTCTACCATTCCAAGTCAGCATGATCCCCTGCGCTGATGCCTGGTAAGCCGCTTTCCAGAAGGCTATATAGTTGTCAATGTCTGAGATTGTTAATGAAGGCATGCTTTACTCGTTTTTATCTGTTCAGCCAGCCTGATGTATCGCCGAGCCATCCACTTTGTGGTTGCGAAGCAGGCGCTGGATTATCCTGTTTGTTTTCTGTATCTGGATCGTTGCCGTCATCCATCAACATCGTCGTCAGCATATGTGCTGCTGCTGCGTTATAAACCTCGACGTCTAAGTAATGATTGTTTTTACTGTGCTGTTTCCAGGTGCGCTTACCGTTGTCAGAAATCAACAAGGACTCAGAAGCTATCTGCTTACAGTAATCATCAGTCGCGTTCTCACATAGATACCATCCACCTGGCTGATCAGGTTGCCAGTTAATGCGGGAATGAATCCACGTTTTGAAATAATCGGTGTCAATGTGCACCAACTGCAGGCCATCCTTAATGACCTGGCCGCCGATATTCACGTCGATGTTTGAGACACGCACGGGCTTATTCTGCGAGTCATGGCCCTTGGTAGGGAATGCCCAACCGTAATGCTTACGGCAGAACTGATATACCATATCGGCGCGATAACCCGAGTCGACAAATATGCGATCAATGACGTAGCCATTAAATTGCGCATCGTGCAATCGCGATAGTTGGGCCCATGTGTGCGCCTCGGTTGTGTCGCCGATGATCTCGCCGTGCATAATCTGCCACGAGGTAAATCCCGCGCCCCAGGCGCGCACGCTGTAATAAAGCCGATCTGCTTGCACATCGACGGCAGCCGTTACGGCTCTCACATCTGCAGGAAGGATTTTCTCGTTATAAGGCATGCGTAATTGGGAGATATTCTCCCATTCGACAGACTCGCCTCGCTCCCGCCATACTTCACCGAGAGAAGTGTTGATCCAGGTCTTAAGGCGCTCTGGTATATCCTTAACTTCGTAAAACGCGACAGCCATTTCTGCCCATGATGACCACGGGCTATAAAGTTCTGATATATGAAAGCCGGCAATCTTGCTCTCAGGATTATCCGGAACCCATTTTCCGTTGGCGATCATGTATGCTTTATCAGACTCCTCGATGACTCCGCCGCACTCAGTGCAGGCGTAATAGGCCTTCTCGGGCTCGCCTTTTGGCCACTTAACATTATCCCACTTCAGTATCTGATAGGTTTCGCAGTGTGGACATGGCACTTGATAATATTGTTGATTGCTGAGATTAAACTCGGCTTCAATATTCGATGCACCTTCCACCGTTGGCGTACTCACTCGGATTTTTTTTCGGTTCCAGAATGTCTGTGCACGTTTATCAGCCAGTTTGATCGGGCTGCCTTCAGTGCCAGCGGATTCTGCAAATCGATCGACCTCATCGAGCAAAACCAATCGAATTGGTCTTGATGCAAGAGAAGCGGCTGAATTAGAGCCGGCTATTGTTATATGCCCACCACTGAACTTCTTGTGAAGTGTCGTGTTCTCGGCGTCACGCGATCTTGAATCTTTGACCTTGCCATGTAGACATGGTGAGTCGCGCAACATTGGTGCGAGCCTGTCTTTACTCCATGCCTTGCCCATGTCGAGGGTAGGCTGCACCACTAGCATCGGGCTGGGGTCTTGATCGATGAAGTAACCTACAATGTTTAAAATTATCTCAGTGCCGCCGGTTTGGGCAGACTTCATCATCACTACTGTTTCATATTGCGGATCGGTTACCGCATCCATGATTCCGCGTAAATATTCAGCGCGACTTGTTTGCCACTGTCCTGGCTCCGCGCTTGCTTCTGGACTTAGTTTTCTTTTTTTGTCTGCCCACTCGCTTAGGATTAACTTCGGCGGTGGCCTTAGCAGATTCGTTATCGTCGATTGAAACGTCGAAATCTTCTGCTCTAAGCTCGGACAGTTCTGTGAGTGCATCGTGAATAAGATCCTCAAGCTCGGATCTGATTTGCGGCAATGTGCTGCAGCCTTTCAGACGCGGCGCGCCTTTGGTTGGTATTGACAGAAGCTTCGCGCGAAACGCCAGCACCATCTTCGATGTTGATTCGATAACAGCGTCCATATCGATAAGCTTGCCTTTATGCTCATCGATCTCTAACTGCAACTTATCTGCCTGCAGTTTCTTGTGCCTTGCATTTTCCTTATGGCTATCAATTGACTGCTCATGAGTGCCGGCAACAGCGCTTTGCAGAAACTCGATATATGCCCGAACACAACCGATTAAGTCATAGTTGCCTCTCGATGCTCGCGGTATTATTTCGTCCTTTGCGAGCTGCTGTACACGTCGCTCCGTAAGGTTAAATAACTTTGCAAGTGTGGAGACCTTGACCACACCGGTCTTTTGCTCGGCCATCAGGCCGACTTCTTACGTTTTGCCAGGTTGTTGTATTTTTTCTTGCTGGATTCGTGTATTGCATCCTGACCGGTATACTCCTGCCATCGTTTGATGATGACATCACAGTAAATAGGGTCGAGCTCCATGGTGATACATTTGCGGTTGTTCTTTTCGCACGCAATCAATGTCGATCCGGAACCACCAAATAGGTCGGCAACTAGGTCACCTGACTTACTGCTGTTCAATAGCGCAATATCAATCAGCTCGATTGGTTTCATCGTTGGATGCAGTTTATTTGCGGCAGGCTTCTTGACTTGCCACAGCGTTGACTGTGTCTTGTCGCCATACCACGCGTCTGATTGGCCTTTCACATGACAATAGAAAATCGGTTCATGCTGGAACTTATAACGTCCCATGCCCCAGGCAAAGGTGTTCTTCGCCCAGATGATCTGGCAACGCACATCAATACCCGCAGACTCGATAGAGTCTTGGAACTGCGTTTGCACGCTCGATGCATGGCAGACATATAGACTGGCGCCGTCTTTCACCATGATTCGGTAGTTCGCAAATATGGAGTTTAGGAATTCATCGAAATCGGCATCACTCATAGCATCATTCTTGATGGTGAGCTTCTCTTTTGTGTACCCCTCGTAATCTACGTTGTAGGGCGGGTCAGTAAAGACCATGTCACACTTCTGATTTTGTGACAGAGTTTCGACATCAGTGATTGATGTACTATCGCCACACATCAGACGATGATCACCAAGTAGCCAGACATCGCCTTTCACGGCAATTGGGTCTTCAGGTGCATCCGGCACTTCGTCATCGTCAGTATTCCCGCCACCTGCAGCAGCGGATAATAGTTCGTTAAGCTCAGAATCATTGAATCCTGTCAGGGACAGGTCAAAGTCCTCGTCCTGTAGATCAGAAAGCTCCAGTGCGAGTAATTCGTCGCTCCATTCAGCTTCTTGGCTCACTCGATTATCGGCGAGTCGGTATGCGCGAACCTGTGCCGGTGTTAGGCCTTCAGCAACATGAACGGGCACTTTTGCCATTTCCAGTGAACGTGCCGCCTCGAGGCGAGTGTGGCCGGCTATGATCACCATTTCGCTATCAACGACGATTGGCTGCCTCCAACCATATTCTTTAAGGCTGGCCGCCACCTTAGCGATAGCCTTATCATTCTTGCGTGGGTTTCGTGCGTAAGGGATGACCTTACTTATGTCGACTTGTTTTATTTTCATACTCAAACCGAAACGAAGCCCGTTTTTTACATTAGTCACTAGCGAAATCCCGCGCCGCTTATACCCGCATAGCTGCGACCGCCAGGGAGTACCTAAAAAATTATGGGGCAAGAAAAAAGCGCCGGCAGTGAGCCGGCGAACACCACCAAAGTTAGGAGAAACAATGAACTACGTGACGAGGACAGATAGAAATGCACACAAAAAAACCCGAGCCAGTTACGGTTCGGGTTTGTTGAGTGGGCAATGTCGCCAGCGTATGTAGTTAATATAGGCAATCCAGTGCCACCCCGTCAAGATTATTTATTTTGTTTACATCGATAAGACGTCTTCGATGTGTGGCTCGACTGTCCTGAGTAATGCCTCAGCTATTTCCCCCTGAGCCTGGTCTATGCGTTTCTTAAATGTGCTTTCATTGCAACCGATCATGTTTGCGGCGAGGTGGTCACTGTACTGTTGGATATATTTGAGCTTGACAGCCTGAATCAGTTTGCCTGGCAATACAGCGATGATGCGATCGATATTCTCGGCGCGCTTGTTCTCGATATGGTCTTTTGACTTTGAGCTGTAGGTTTCGGTAGACACAAGGCTTTGCAGCTTCATGGCTTGTTTTCTTTCGGTTCCGCAGTGTCTGCAGGAGAGTTCGCCACCTAGATATATCGTTGAGCACTTCGAGCAAGCAAGGCGTGGTTTTACCTTTACTCGTTTCTTGCGTATGGCACTTTTCAATATGCGTTCGTTTATCGAGCCCGGGTGCTCTCTCAGGTAAGCGCCTGAAATGGATCTCTGCCATTCTCCCCACTCCTCGAGGCATTCAATAACCGTTTCAATCCTCAATGCATCACCTCAGTATTTTTTGTTTTTTGGAAGGTCGAGATTGTGTTTTCTCAACAGCTTCAGCCTTATGGGCATATTGATAACCGATGGCCTGCATAGGCCATATTTTATCATCCTGGTGCAAAACTCGATCGTACAGTCCGCGCAGTAAAGGCGATCGTGCACGATACGGTAGTCAGTTGCTTCGACATACTCCTTCCAGCCCTTATCGGTAAAACAGGGCGGCTTGTCACCGATCGCTGTCTCGCAGCGGATAGTTACTGGATGGGCCACCAAGTCACGCATCTCTTGTCGGTTACGTTGCAACGGTCTAGCTCCCCACGACGTATGTATAAGCCGGCAAGTTCTGGCAATCGTCTTGCCACCATGGTGCGGTCATAGCCTGACTTATGGGCAAGCTCGGCGGACGTACTACCCGGCCATTGCTTTACCAGATCGAGGACAATATCTTGCTGCCGTTTTCTCGCGCCAGATGTGTTGACCTCATCTTCCGCAAGGTGTGAGCTAAGTGGATCGGTGTTTCTTGACGCTGGGATTTGTATCACTGCATCGCCCATAGCGGCACCTCCTTCAGTTTGGTTGTAGGGGTTAGACGTATTTTCATGTGGCCGTCGTTCTTGCATGGATCGGCTTTAGTGATGGGGTCGTAAGTCACGTTCGAGTCATCAGGCCAGACACCGGCATGCGTGAGCGAGTCGAACAAACACTTTCGCAGGTTGTCATTGTCTCGCCTGCGTCGATCAGGAGGGAAGAATACGCCCTCAAACTCGACCAAATTTTTAAATCCTGGAATTCGCGAAACCATGAAAAGTTGACATATCAACTTGCGATAGGCGATACCTTCATTGCTAACGTAGGTTATCGATCGAGATGTTCCACGAGAAACAATCATCCGTTTTCGCCAGTACATGTTTGCACTTGGCGGCACTGGTACTGTCGCGTAAATCCTGCCGCGTTCGAATTTGAATCCAAACTCACGCATTCTGATCTGTTTCCAGTAGACAATAACCGCGAAGGTGATCGCGAATGTCTTTGCAGTTTTTCGACACCGTTTCGGGATTCGCTCGCGGCCTTGGTAGTTTCAAAAATGGTCGGTGCGCAGCACACAACGGCTTGTCCGGTTTGCAGAGTTTTAAAAACTCGACCAGGCTAGGAGGCCACTCATGTTTTTCAAGCACGGCCTCTAGCCCATTTTTTATTTCCATGGGGCTAAGACTCTGCAGTGCCTTGCGCCACAAGTCGGTAGGTTTCGGGCCGAATGCACTCAGCCACTTGTGACCGTAGATTTCAGTCATGCGCCGCCAGAATTTCCTGATCGTCCTGTCAGTCACGTCACCGCGATATGTGCTCGAATGTGTGTCCCTCGTCATCGTCGTCGATGGGGTTTGCTTGTTCGACGACTTCGACTGCTGAAGGTTTGCGGCCGCTCGTTGTGCTGCTTCGCCTGCCTGATGCATTTTTACGCTCCTGCTGTTTCACTTTTTCGCGAATCATGAATTTCTTGAACTCTGCCTGCCAGTTCTCGGATACCCAGCCACTCGACTGGTTGGTAACGATGAACATCGTGATGTCGTCCTGGTTAGGTGTTCGGCAACCGGTCATCTGCAGTTGGGTGAGTGTTTGCTGATCGGGCTTAAAATCTTCCGGGACACCTGTGCGCATGCCGGTTGGAAAACGTTGTGGTGGCTGATCATCGCGCGCCTGTGTGTGTGTACTTGAATTTGGATCTGGATCTATATCGTTGGTTTTTCGTTGCGGCTCCGTTGGTACGGCCGTTGGTGCGGTCGTTGTAACGCTCGTTGGCACGGTCGTTTGTTTTGCCTTCTCTTTCGCCATTTTTTTGGCGAGTCTTTTCATTGCCGACTTTCTTCCGGCGGCAGCTCGCTGTTCTTGTTGCTGCCTGACTTCTTCAAGGTCGGCCTCTATACGAGGATGCACCCAACGACCGTTGACGAGAGTGAAGTACTCTTTCAACAAACGCTCAACGGTAGAGCAACGACCGTTGGTACGGTCGCTGGATGGGAGTCTTGCTATCGTTGTTAATCTATCCAGATCGTTAGGTAGTGGTTTACCCGTTTGCCAATAATTCATGATTAAAAGCAGATAAGCGCCATGCTCTTCGGCAACAAGGTGCATAGTGTCGGCGAGATAATCTGCCACATAGAGCTGAAGGTAGGGAAGGGCTGCCATCAATAGGCCTCCTTCATCTTTCTGCGTGGAGGTACTAGCGCCTTGGTTTGTCTGTCGATGATCAGCTGAAGGTGTCGGTTACCAATCAAAACATCAACCGCATCGGCCGCGCTTGGGTGCTGCAATGCATAAAGGACGCCGCACTCTCTGCGATTTTTGCAGTTGCCACGACTCCAGACCGGGCATCGCGCCTTTGCTGTACAGGAGCGTCCTGTCGGGCTGATATTATTCATGCAGCGCCGTTACCAATAGGCACGACAGTCGATTCGCGTATGCCTGTCTCGTCAATGACGCGCTGGTGAATTTCAGCCAGGCAACTCATCGCCTGCTCGATTTCGTTTAACGCTTCTGGTGCATGAGCGCGATCGTTGTGGTCGATTTTCCCGTCCTCGAGTAACTTGGAGATGGCAATCATGGCCTCGCCAGTTTCCTTGGCTAGTCTGGCCAGGTTCGCAGTGTCCTCGGAGTTACCTTCGACCGGCATGTGCACAGCCAGCATGCCCTGACGTGATGCGAGCTCGGTTTGTAGAGCAAAACGCTCCTCTGCAGGGAATGCGGCCAGTATTGCCTCGATGAGTTCCATGGGTAGGCGAACCGTTGAGTCAGGATCAAGAAATCTGTCAAACGTTTCTGCGTCGCGGCCACCTGCTATATCGCTTTGGCTGAATTTGACGGCGCGGTAACCAGGAGCAACGTTCGCTTCGTAGTGCTCGCGGACTGACATCATGAACGAGCTTTTTGTCATGGATGTGTGGTGCAGTAACTTGTGATAATGATCTTCGATGACCTGTACCGCTGATCTGTTGTGTGGGTCGTTACGCATTTCTTATTTTCTCCTTTTAGGTATTCTGCTTATATGTTATTCATTGATGCACATACCGCATTGCGGACAAGTAACAGGAGGGTATATGTCAGGGCGCATTGTGTAGCGTGTTTCCAGGCCCCCAGCGTGCCTCGATATTTCCTCAAGCCGAATTACATGGCTGTCCGGGACGCCAAAAAGCACCCACTTTCCAACTGCCCAGTGAGATTTGAATCCGAAAAGCTCGGCAACTTTGGAAGGGCCGCCACCGTCTTTGATTGCTTTTTGTACGGAATCGAGAGATTCCTTACTGCGTTTATGCATTGTCTTTCAGTACCTATATTAAGTGCAACCAATAGTAGCATAACGAGCAAGGGAGAATTGTGCAATAGGCGTTTGTTTTTTTTATATACTTGGTGCAACGATAAGTAGCGATATTTGTATGATAATGGATAAAAAGACCCCAAAGCCCCATAATAATGTGGTAATCTCAGATGATTCTCACGACGATCAAGGACATGAGGCAGCTCATCCAATGAGTCGTTTTGAGGATATTGCCAGCAGAATCCGCCACGCAGCGCTGAACTTGGGGCTAGTTGCCCAGAGATCTTCGGAAACTGGCGTGGATGTTGGCGCATTAGGTGAGGGGGCTAATGTTTCTCGTGAGATGGCTCGTCGCTGGGTAATAGGCGACAGCAAGCCAACCGATAAAAATCTTGAAAATTTAGCTCGCTTTCTCAAGGTCACTCCTGACTGGCTCCTTGTGGGCTACGACAACAGCGTAGATGAGAATACTCTATGTGAAGTTGTTGTAATTGTTGGAGAAGTCTTGGGTAGAAAGGGTATAGAGTTAGATCCGAAGTCTTATGCTAGGCTGGTCGCAACTATATATGATCAGCTTCAAAAAGGTGAGAATGTCACTGCAAAGGAGGTCGAGCGATATACCAATTTATTAGCATAAAAACTTAAGGAAGAACCATGGAAAACGCTCAAACAATAAAAAATTTAGCGACTGAATACATCACTCACGGCTACCTGCCACCAGACAAGAAAAACATAATCGTTTTCACCACTATTGTATTTATTGCAGCGGCACTTGTGCTGGTTTCATACTATTTCGGCTTTGTTACCGGCTCTAGTAGCCACACAGCCGTGGTCAGTAACGCACATTACTCAGAAATGAAGCTTAATATCAGCGAATTAAATCAAAAATATATGAATTTGAGTCAAGAGGTTGCAATCCTTAAGCAAGGTAAATCTAAATAAAACACTAATTTAATCGCGCATTGGTTAAGTAATACAAGAACCAATACTTTAAAATCCGGTGGTTATCACCGGTTTTTTTTGCCTTCATATGCAACAAAGAGTTGCATAGATATTTCTATTCTGCCTATAATGCAATATATAGTTGCACTAGGAGGCGCATATGGAACGCCATCAAGCACAAAAAATTAAAGAATCGATAGAGAATCAAGCCACTTTTTGCCAGGGCTGCCCCAACCAGATACAGGTAAATCGATGGGGGAGAACTGAAAAAATATGTCACCCAGGCGTCACGTCGGATCAATGCCCAGGTGTGCAGGCCTATCTTGAACAACTCAATACCGAACCAGATAAACAATTCTGCGGATCATGCGGGAAAGCACACTATGGCCAGCCCGGTCATTGCAGAACTTGTCAGCAAACCATCGATTACGAACAAAGGGGTTATGGTTATGTCCATTTCTAAAGACTACGTAACACTGCCGCGCAGACGTTCATCAAATCGAAAGCGTCACGTTTATAACATCGCTGGTGCAATTGGTTTTAGCGTTCTCTTTTATTCATCTATATGGCTACTCACTGAGATTGGCCCAGCATTGAATCCGGCCTCAATTCAAACGGCAAAAATTAACACAGCGACCAAAGCGCTCAGCATCCAATTATGCAAAGAGGGCGAATACATCACCGGGGTAAAGCGCGATCGCAATTACCCATGGCAAAAATAAACTAGACAGGAGAAACCATGACCACCACAAACGCCGTCGCCAAAATACAGGACGATACAAAGCTCATCGAAGTATTGCAGAACTCAATTTACTCAGGCGTGAAGTCTGAGTCTGTTGCCATGATGATTGACTACTGTCGGGCCAACAAGCTCGACATCATGCAAAAACCAGTGCATGCCGTGCCAATGAACGTCCGCGATCCTCAGTCCGGATCCTATGGTTGGAAGGATGTGATCATGCCAGGCATCGGGCTTTATCGTATCCAGGCTGATCGATCGGGCAATATGGCTGGTATCGATGCGCCTGAGTTCGGCGAGGACAAAACCGAAACATTCAGATCTAAGAACGGTGACTCTGTCACTGTTACGTATCCTGAATGGTGCGAGGTAAAAGTTCACAAGATTGTTGGTAACCATATCGTTACGTTTACCGCACGCGAGTACTGGTTAGAGAATTATGCATCCGACTCGGCAAAAAGCACTGCACCAAACCGTATGTGGCAGAAACGGCCACGCGGACAGCTTGCAAAATGCGCCGAGGCCCAGGCGCTTCGTAAAGGCTGGCCAGAGATTGGTTCGAGTGCAACCGCCGAAGAAATGGCCGGGAAGACAATTGAAATGGGTGAGGTGGAAGTTGTTGGGCGTGAGCCCATAACTGAACCGCGTGAGGTAAATCCCGAAGTCGATCCTGTAGCTGGAGATGTTAAACAGCAGCCAGCCACCACTCAACACCAAAATGCGGGCGAAAAGCTAACGACCGGCGCATTGAAACTTGTGCGGGCCAAGCTGGCAGATAAGGGTTTGTCAGACGACGTCCTATGTGCGCAATTCGGCATCGATAACATTGAAAACTTATCAATGAAAGCGGTCAACGATGCCTTTCACTGGATCGAGGGTCAGTAATGTCGGCTGCACTAAAATTTGATGAAGACCGGCACGAATACGCGATAGGGGATAATGTAATACCTAACGTCACGAGCATTCTTGATCCGCTCGTTGACTTCTCCATGGTAAATACCGAAACGCTCGAATTTGCAGCCGACCGTGGCCGCAAGGTGCACAAGGCGGTCGAGTTATATCTCAAGGGTACGCTCGATCGCGAATCACTCGACGAGAGAATCAGACCATACCTGGACGCATTTATTTTGTTCGAGAGCGATACCGGTTTCAAAGTCGAACTGAATGAAGCCAGAGTGTATCACCCCCAATTTGGTTATGCCGGCACGCTTGATCTAGTAGGTAAAGTTTGCGGTATTCGTTCGCTCGTTGATATCAAGGCGCGCGCGGTAATGACGCCAGACACTGGGCCACAGACGGCAGCCTATAACGAATGCCTTGCCAATAAGGCAGACCGGCGCTATGGCCTGCAGTTAATGCCGACAGGTAGATACAAACTTTATCCATACTTTGACTACACGGACTTATCAGTTTTTTTATCTTGCCTGACGATTTACAAATTCAAGCAGCAGCACGGCTTGCTGAAGGAGAAACAATGACGACAACACTGCCACAAATCGATCAAAGCAAACTAATAGCTGAAGGTCTACTTATTGATGCCAGCAAAATAAACGACGTGGCCATGGCCTTCGAGATTGATTGCGATCAGATGTACGAACTTGCTGGTGAGGAACTGAAGAAAATAAAAGCCAAGCTGAAAGAGTACGAAGAAAAACGCACCTCTATCACAGGCCCGATAAACGATGCGCTCAAGGCAATTAATGACCTGTTTCGCGGGCCAAAAGAGACTCTGGAGCAAGCTGAGACTGCGCTCAAGAATGGCATGAATGCCTACTACCAGGAGCAACAGCGCATTGCGGATGAAGCGAGATTAAAGGCAGAGCAGGAGGCGCGTGAGGCAAAACAAAAAGCAGAGCGCGAAGCGGCAGAGAAGCGTAAGGCCGCTGAAGAGGCCGAAGCAAAAAGCAAAGAAGCTGAACAGTCCGGTGATGAGAAGGCCGCCCAGGAAGCCGCTGCACAGGCCGCGATCGCTAACGATAAGGCCGTTAATGCCGAGGTGACTGCCACAGTAACAACCGCTGCAGCATTACCAGTGAAAAAGGCGATGCCGAAGGTGAAAGGTGTCTCGGTGCGATCGAAGTGGACATTTGAAGTGACCGATTTTCAAGCATTACCAGATCAATACAAGCTGCCAAACGAAAAGGCGCTGCGATCGCTTGCGACCAGCACGAAGGGGTCGATAGAAATAGCCGGCGTGCGTTTCTACGACGAGAAGACAGTCGCTGCAGGCACGGCATAGTTTTCTAGGGCTGCCGGTGATCTGTTCGCTAGAAACGGTGATCCGGCTTTTTTAACAATAGGAGAAATAGAATGACAGAACCAGCATTAGTAATAAACAAAGATGCGCAAGAAGATAAAGAGCTATACATGGCGGCTGATCACATGGCCGAAGATTTGCTCGGGGCATTACTCGATGAGATAAAAATACTTCAAGACCCATGGCAAAAACTCACTCATGACAAGCAGAATGATGTCATCTATCGATTACGCATGCGCGTCAAGCACAATGTGATCCAGGCAGTCAGCATTATTTCGAACCATGACTTTCCTCACTGCGAAGCCGAAGTCGAACAGGTTGTTTTTAAAGATGGTGTGAAAGCCGTTTTGCAGTTACCAAAACATAACAACCATGTGCATGAGCTGGCTGATCGTACAAGCATGCGCGTCATGGTCGTTATTGCAGATCCTGAGCAGTTCTATGGGAACGTCGATGCAGTGGAAGGCGATCCTGACCAGGCTGACATGATCGGCGATGACGCAAAAGTGGTTACATCTGAAGATTAATCCGTGGAGGTTTGCCGCCCCGATTCACCCCTAGATGAAGGGCGGCTTTTTTAAGTGAATGAACTTAGTTTATTTTCAGGAGCAGGTGGTGGACTACTTGGCACTAAATTACTTGGTTGGACGCATATAGGTTATGTCGAGTTTAACGAATACTGTCAGCAGGTCATCAGAGCAAGAATCGATGACGGATACCTCGATGAAGCCCCGATCTTTACAGACGTGCGTGAGTTCTTACAGTCCGGTGCAGCCAGACAATACCGAGGATTTACGGACGTACTTACATCAGGCTTTCCATGTCAGCCTTTTTCAGTTGCAGGAAAGCGACAAGGAAAAGATGACGAGCGAAACATGTGGCCTGCTACCGTTCAGATTATCAGGGAAGTACAACCAGAGTTTTGCCTCCTTGAGAACGTGCCAGGATTACTCAGCGCCTCAGTGGATGACGAATCAGGCCGACCTGTTCACTACTTCGGAGAGATACTGCGAGACCTGGCCGAAAGTGGCTACGATGCAAGATGGTGTGTGCTGGGAGCAGACGACTGTGGTGCACCACACAGACGGAAAAGGCTGTGGATTAAAGCTACACACACCGACCGCAAAGGCAAATCATGCCAGTCCAAGCGAATTAGCAAAGGGCAGCGGGTATCTACCGACACCGACCGCAACACCATACGGAAGCAACAAGTCCGCGAGCTCAGGCGCAAAGGTAAGACCGAGCCTACAGACGATAGCAAAAACGGTGTGGCCGACACCGAGATCATGCGAATACAAGGGAGTCGGGCCACTGGGAAGCAAGTCGCACAAACACATGATGGAAAAGAAGTATCTTTGTGCGGTAGTTCAGGAAAGAGAAATGATTACTGGAGCATTGAACCCGAAGTGGGTCGAGTGGCTAATGGGGTGGCCTCTCGGGTGGACAGACTTAAAGCCCTTGGCAATGGACAAGTACCAATCGTGGCTGCAACAGCATGGAGAATCTTAAACAGTTTAAATGATGAATAAAACAAAACTAATAAATCAGGGCTCAGTTCTCACGCGAGATAACAAGCTATTTTACCTTGCATCTCCCTATACACACCATGACATTGGTGTGAGACACCAACGTGCTGAGAATGCAAAAGAAGCAAGCGCATTGTTATTTGAATCCGGCCAGGATAACTATTCACCGATCGCGCACCTTCACGATATGGCGATCAAATACAAGATGCCCGAGGACTCTGCATACTACCGCGCATTCAATTTTAATATTTTGAGACGCTGCGATGAGTTGCTTGTGTTGACTATTGACGGCTGGGATAAGTCTGAGGGTGTCGATGATGAAATCGACCTCGCAAAAACACTGAACATGAATATACGGTTATTTAACCCATTCGATGCAAATGAGGCGGTCATCACATGAAGGCTGAAGAATTTAACCGCAACCATTACCAGACACCGATCGATATCGTCCGTGCTGTTGAGATCAAGCTCGGCATGAGTTTTACCGTCGATATTGCGGCCGATCCAATGAACAAAAAGGCTAATCGTTTTGTA